TTTGTTTTCTTTTGTCATAATGGTCTCTTCCTTTCTTTGTTCAAATGTGAATTCGTTCTGTAAGTTTTTCCATAAATTAAGATTTGCTTCATCTGCAAACCAGGAATGAATGTTGTGATTTAAGATTTCGCCAAAATCCTCTAACTGAGTGAAGTCGAAATCTCCGACAGCCGCCTGTTCAAATGCAGCTAATTCTCCGGAAAATACGTTGTCCAGAATCCGGCTTTTGGTTCTGCCAATCATAGGAATATCCATGGAAACCAGATAGCGGACAAAGCTGGTCCTCCGGCTGGCGTTGATGGATTCCCATAAGCGGTCGAAAGATTTCTCACCATATCCGTCCAGTGCCACGATTTCTTCCCGGTGTTCTTCCAGATGATAGATGTCCTGAAAAGAGTGCAGATAGTCCAGATTCAGGAATTTTTCCAAAGTGGCTTCTGACAGTCCTTCGATGTTCATTGCCTTCTTGCTGGCAAAATGGACAAACCTTCTTGTGATCTGGCTGTCGCACTGCGGATTATCACAATGCAGAGTTTCTACGGTGCGACCGTCACTGGTCTTTCGGCTGTAGGTTCTGGTTTTGGAACCACAGCAGGGGCAGACCGGAGGCGTGATGTCGGCATACCTTCCACGATCCAGATTATCTTCTATATGTGGGATGATCATGTTTCGTTTGGAAACAAGAATCCGGCATCCGGGTAC